CCTTACTGTTAAAAGTAAGTTCTCAAAGGTTCAAGATTTATCACATATCTTCTTACGAAGACGTGATGGTAACATCTTGACTACTCCAAAGTAATCACCTACACTTGATGAGACGGACTTAAACTTTCAGCCTTTAACTTCTGTCTCGACTAAAAGGAGTGTGAATAAGTCTCACGACTTACCACATTCTTTTAGACTTGAGACAGGGAAAGGAGTTACCTCATTTCCCATGTATACTATCCTCTTCGCGAACTCATAGAAGTTTTTACTAATATGAGTTTTCAGAGGAGAATAGGAAACATGCAAGGATCTGAGAAGCTTTTTGTACATCTCCCCTACGCCCTTATCACCAATTACTAAATCATCGCCTAAGAGACTGTATTTCAAGGTTTTTCACTTGATACCCAGTTTTCTGCAGCAATGATATATTAAGAAGTGATGAGTTAATGCAAAAGAGTTAAATGATGAGTAAGCTCCCATTGGATTTCCGACTGCATAGAATAAATCTTTGCCTTCGAAATTGAATGGGTACCCAACCATCACGTCACTCCAAGCATCAACATAAGAACGAGGCAGCTGACATTCAAGAAGAGACTTGATGACAGAGATTGGAAATCTATCCGTAGCATTCGATAAATCGATACTATAGTAGATCTCCGCTCCGTCCAGTAACTTCTTGAACTTCTGCTGATCAAGGGTACAATCTTGAGGTATCTTGGACAAGGCCTGTCCCAAATAGTTGTGAAGAGGCTTTAAGGCTAATTGACTAAAATAATCAATTATCCCTATAGTTCTCATCTTCCCTTCCTTATCAGGAAAGGAAGATAATCTCCTTATATAGGAGGTTTTCGCAACTTTTCGGACTTCCTTATCAAAGAAAGATATATGGAGGTCAATATTTTCCTTTAAGGAAGATACTGTATGGCCAATAGGTAGATTCATTGCTTTCAAACTTTGAATCAGACTATCTGGCATTCCCCGTATATCTGCCAAAGCATTGACTAAAGAGTGCCCATTAGGACCTTTCGATAAACGATAGTCCTCTAGGTTAACTCTTGAAATCAATTTCTGTGGCACCTTACGATTAGGACGGTATCCCAATTCTTTTCAAAAGTCATACATATACTCAGTCAGATCAGGTACATCCCCATTTTCGGGTTGTGTGATCGGGCTAGTATCGGTATCACTTTTGAATTTAAGGGCCCTAGTTGAGTTTACCACTGTCAGGATCATAGCGATTTCTCGGTATGATCCCTCCAGGAAGTATTTCTTCAAGGGTCCCAGAATTATAGGGAGACCGTTTCCTTTATCACATCGAACTGAATCATCCCTAAGGGGGTTACCGGACAAGAAATTATATATGTTAGCTCTAAGAGCTTTCACATATCTAATCAAGGCCAATTGGCCTCTTGTCTGGTTAACCTTCTCAAGGTGATCCACTAGATGCTTTAGTTCACGTGG